ATGGGTATCGCAGTCCTTTTATGGATAAATAACTTAATTACATTTTAATATAATTGTAAGGGGGTATGAACGAGCAAATGAAAAAGAATTTAGAAATAATCGACTTTGAAGATAAGAAAACTAAAACAGATGGTAAGCGTTATACGAGATTTAAAACTCCTGAGGGATGGATGAGTTGTTTTGATGAGATTTCTAGCACTAAGTTAAAAGGCTATGAGGGAAGAGTAGCAAGTGTTGAGGTAATAAAAAGTGGAGAATATCAAAATATTAAAAAATGCTATGGGGATGCAGACGGAGATGCTGACCAAGCAGAAGTGGAAGTTGTAAAGCCTGGAGTTCCACAGGAAACTAAGGTGTCAAGCAATAAAAACGCCACTATGTATGTAAGTTATGTTAAGGATTTAATTGTTGCAGGCAGTGATGTAGATGCAGCAATTATTGCAATAACTAAGGCCAAAGAAGCATTTGAATAGTTAAACTTTTTTTTTTTGTAAAATGGAATTTGGGCTCCTAAGGGGCTAAAAGCATTGATTTTGGGTAGTTAGGATTAGTGCCTTTTGCAAAGGTTTAAGTAATTTGCTTTCTTTAGAAAGTTCCCCTTTCTAATCACGTTATCCCTTTAGTACTCTTTGCAAAAAGGGGAGTTATTCGGTATACCGGGTAACTATTTGATTTAGGGATATTACCACATCCTGTGGGGTGCCTCAGGATGTGACCAGAGGCTCAGCCTGCGCAGGAGGTCGGCCGTGGGATGCCTCGGCCTCCGCTCGCGCGGGAGCCTATTGACCCCTCACTCCGTTCGGGGGATGCTCCGCTCCCGTTGGTCGCTCCGCTATGCGTCGCTCGCTCCGCTCGCTCCGCTGTAGTTATGTTTGATTTGTTCTTTGTTATTGTTTTATTCTTCTTCTTCTTTCTTTCTTCTTTATTGTTTTCTTTATTGTTGTTTTATTGTTTTATTGTTGTTATTAGCGATTGTTGTTTGTTTTTTTCTTTTTTATATAGTAGCCACTCAGAGAAATTTTTTAAAATAAAAAAAAGGAAAGAAGATAATTAAATCCTCTCTCCCTATGGTGATATCTTCTCTACAACAATTATGTTTATATAGTTATATGTTTTAAATAAGTTATGTGGGTGAATTTGAGTGGTTCTTATAGTTTGTAAGGTGTTAGTGTATGTGTACGTATGTATGTATGTGTTTTCTTTCTTTGGTTCTTTCTTTCTTTTATGACCATAAATATACATAGTTTGAGCATACATATATTTATATAGTATTTACATCCCTGTATGTATGGCTAAAATACATACAACTATCAGTGTTGATAGCGAACTAATGACAAAAGTAAAAGAAGCACAATTTAATGTCTCCCAAGAAATAGAACAACATCTTAGAAATAGACTAGGCCAAAAAATTATAACTCCAACAGATGAAGACGAGTGTGCGTTTTGCGGAAGAAAAGAGAGAAAAGCAACATATGTAAATACTATGGGTCTATGTTGGATTTGTCCTAATGAAGTTTGGATATGTCATAAATGTTTAAGAGAGCAAGCTCTAGCTAGAGCAGTGCAGGGATGATGGAAATTGAGGAAATTAAAAAATTATTAAAATTAATACCTAATAACTTTCCAATAACATTAGAAGATTTAGAGGAGATATATGATACTAGATAAATGGCAAAAACAAGTCCTAGAAACAAAGGGGAATTTATGTATCTGTAGTGGGCGACAAGTAGGGAAATCTACAATTATTTCTCAAGATGCGGGAGAATACGCAGTAAGTCATAATAAAAAAGTTATTATGGTCATAGCCCACGTAGAAAGACAGGCTTTATTGCTGTTTGAGAAGATTTTAAGCTACATTTACATCAATCATAAGAAATTAATAGCAAGAGGCAAAGATAGGCCAACCAAACACACTATAAAGCTAATTAACGGCACTATAATTCACTGCCTACCAACAGGAGATAGCGGATATGGAATAAGGGGATATACCATAGATAGATTATATGCAGATGAAGCTCACTTTATTAAAGAGGATGTTTGGGCTGCAGTTACTCCTATGTTAGCTACAACAGGCGGAGATATAGTTTTATTATCTACTCCTTTTGGAACTGATGGCTATTTTTTTAGATGTTTCCACGACCCAAAGTTTACACACATCCACGTAAATACTGAAGAAGTGGCAGAAATGAGGGAAGAACCCCAAAGAACACAAATGATTAATTTTCTAAAAGATGAAAAAGAGAGGATGACCAAATTACAATATCAACAAGAATATCTAGGTTTATTTGTGGGGGGAATACAAAGACTATTCTCAGATGAACTAATAGATGAAACTTGCATAATCGCTCAGGAGATTTCTAATAAGTCACCACTTATCTTGGGCGATGTTTTTATGGGAGTAGATGTAGCTAGGACAGGCGGAGATGAAACGGTTTTATTTTCTGTAGATAGAAGAGATAGAGAAAGATTAATACAAATAGATATGACAATTCCTGAAGCCCAAAAGCTGACAGATACTGTAAGATTAATCTTACAGAAAGATAGAGAAATAAACCATAAGAAAATTTACATAGATACTACAGGGATGGGCTGGGGGGTTTTTGACCCACTATTAGAAAATGAACAAACTAAAAGAAAAGTAGTAGCCATAGAAAACGCTAAAAAAAGTATGGAAAAATTAAAAGGTAAAGACCAAAGAAAAAAAACGATGAAAGAAGATTTATATACAAATTTATTAAATTTAATGGAAAATAAGAAAATACAATTAAATGATGACCCTAGAATAAAACAAAGTCTACGCTCAATACAATACGATTATAGTGAGGGGGGATTAAAAATATATGGAAATTACTCTCATATTGCAGAAGCACTCATAAGAGCGGCTTTTTGCACAAAAGACAAAACTTTAAATATTTACCTTTACTAAAAAAACTATGGCATCTACAGCAATATTTGCAACAACAGCAGAAGTAGAAAGAAAAGCAGGAGCTAATTGTTCAGCAGTTAGTAAAGCAGAAGCCTATGTTGATGATTATATGACCCAAGTAGAAAGTTTCATAAATAATGTTTGTAGATATAATTTCTCAGATACTTACGCAGCTTTAAATGTAGATGTTAAAAATATTTTAAAAGAAGTTTCTTCTAACTTAGCAGCAATTTATGTTATCAGCTACGATATGTCGGGATTTACTACAAGAATAGAAGCCGAAGATATGATAAACGTCCTAAGGGATGCAGCATTAAGGGGGTTATCGCTCTTGAGAGATAAAAAGAGAGTGGATTTTATAAATGGCGCATAATTTTAAAGATTTTCCCGAATTAACAAACTCACAAATGCAATTTTATTATTTTGAAAGTCCACATAAACAAATCACAGAAGATTTTACAGCTAAAGTAGTAAATGTTCACGATGGAGATACGATTACTGTAATGTGTGATTTTAGAAAGTTTAAGTTTCCTATAAGGATGGCCTATATTGGAGCTCCTGAATTAGACGAAGCAGGGGGAATAGAAAGCCAAAAGTGGCTAGAAAGTGAAATCTTAAACGAAGAAGTAGATATAAAAATAAATAAAGATAATAGAGTGGGTAAGTGGGGCAGACTAATTGGAACTATAATCTATCAGGGAAGAAATTTAAATCAAGCAAGTCAGGATGAGGGATTTTCTATACCCTTTGAGGACATAGGTAAATTATGGGGGAATTTTTAATGACCTTAGATATACCTAATGTTTTCGCAAGTGGTTTATTTCAAAATTCTTACGAGGATAATCAAACTCTAGTATATGCGGGGAATAGATGGATACCTACATATTTAGTAAATTATCGAGGAGATTGGGCAACCGCTAGAAATTATAATATAAATGATAGTGTATATAATGACGGGGCTACTTATATTTGTATTTTAGCACACGCTAGTCAGGAACCGCCAAATGCTACTTATTGGGCTGTAATGGCTGCACAGGGAAGTGATGGAGCAACAGGAAGTGATGGGGCAGCTGGAACAGATGGAGCTGATGGACAGGGTTATGAATTTCTAATAAATGACACTTTTGATAATATTATAAGTGCTGCGGTTTGGGATAATGGATATGGCGGGGGCGGTTCAGCTATAAGCTCAGGAAGCGGAGTTTTAGGATGTGCTGCCGAAAATACTGATGGGGGGTATGCTTATATTATAAGTGTTTCTTCTTGGACTATGACTAGTTATCCTTATCTTGTTATAGAATTTGATAGTTTATTTGAACACGATTATACAAATACTGCAAACGAATTTATTGGATTAATGACCGCTTCGGATGAAGTAGGAGATATTGCGGATTGTGTAGGGGTATATCACGATAGTTCAGGGTACCAAGCTCAATTAGTAACTAAAAAAGATGGAACAGATACAAAAAGCGCATACTACGCTACAGGAATATACTCAGATAATTACTGCCATCATAGATTAGAAATAAGTAAAGAAGCAGTAAAGTGGTTCGTAAATGGGGTTCTAGCTGCGACAAATACTACAAACATCCCTGATGATGCAACTTTAAAATTATTAGTAAGAGCAGATTGCGTAGGAGAAGCAGGAACAGGAGATGATAATAGAGTAAGAGTAAGAAATATAACTCTATGGAACGACAGAAATTAAAATGACAGAAACAAACATAAACCAAACAATAGCAAGTGAAGATGCACACACAGACTTTTCAGTAGCTAGTATGAGCACAGATGCAGCAGGGGAACAAAAAGAGACTACGTGGATAAATAGTAAGTGGGGAGATTACTTTGGATATTATAAAACAATCCCTGAACTAAAAAGGGCAATAGATGCTAAAGCTACTTGGACTATAGGAAAAGGAATAAATGCAACAGTAAGCACTAAACTGCATCTAAAAACAATAAGGGGATGGGGAAGAGATACTTTTGATACTATCTTAGAAAATGCTATAAGAACATATCAAATAGGCGGCGACTTCTTTGCAGAAATAATAAGAAATAAGAAAAAAGAATTTATTAATTTAAAACCCCTAGACCCAGCTACAATTAAAATAGTAGTTAATCAAAAAGGATTTATAATAAGATATGAACAAGTATCAAAAACTAAAACTCCAAATAAAAAAATAAAGATAGAGGAGATGTTTCATCTAGCAAGAAATAGAGTAGCCGACGAAATACACGGCCAAAGTCTTATAGAAGAATTAGAAGTAATTATCTTAATGCGTAATGAAGCTATGGATGATTATCAAAGAGTGCTACATAGAAATATAGACCCTATGATGATATTTCACTTAGACACAGATGACGAAACAAAGATAGCTAACTTTAAAACTAAAATGGATGCAGCGAGGGGAAAAGGAGAAAATATGTATATCCCTAAAGATGCTGTAGTTCCAGAACAATTATCTTTAGCTCCAAATGCAACATTAAACCCGCTGCCGTGGATTGAAAGTTTAAATAAACAATTCTACGAGGCCTGCGGAACACCACAAATTATAGTGGGGGGAAGTGGAGAATTTACAGAAGCATCAGCAAAAATAGCATATTTAGCTTTTCAACAAACAATAGAAGAAGAACAACTTTTCATAGAAGAACAAGTAGGAATACAATTAGGAATAACTATTAACTTAGAATTTCCTGCAAGTTTAGAAAATGAGTTACTATCTGATAAAGCTAAAGATGGAACAAATAAAATAAAGCCAAATGAAACAACGGCAGGGAGCGGACAATGATAGAAGAACATTTATTAAATTATGGCATACTTGGATTGTGGACTATAACTTTGTTAGCAGACAAATACAAATTTTATAAAGATATGAAAATAGTCTTAGACGCAAATACAAGAGCAATAAATAATTTACAAAAAAAACTAAAATAAAATGGTATTAAGTGAAAAACAAAAGAAAAGACAGGCAGAAATGATAGCTAAACGTAAAGAAGAAAATAGACCAGGCTCTAAATATAGTAGCTCTACAGGAACCTCAGGAGTAGGTAAAGGGGGAAGAGAATTTTCTCCAAATTCTGTTCAGGGAGCAGCTGCCGCTAAAGCAGAAGCAGAAAAACCAGCTCCACTACCAACTCCAATACCAACTCCAATTATTACTCCAACACCTGAACCAGCTCCAGCTCCAATAATTCCGCCTACGCCTGTTCCTCAACCTGAACCTACTCCTGTTCCAATGCCAGCTCCAGCTCCAACTCCCGCTCCTGCCCCCGCTCCTGTTCCTGAACCAGTGCCTGAGCCAACTCCAACTCCAACTCCTACGCCTACTCCCGAACCAACTCCCGAACCTACTCCAATAGTAGCTCCGATTATCCCAGCAACAGCTCCGCAATTAAATTATTTAGATGCCTTAGGAGTAGCATATCCCCCTGAAATTTCTAAAGAAGAAGCATCAGCATTATTAACTGCAGCAATAGAAGCAAAAGAAAGAGGGGAAACTTACGTAGCTCCATCAGGAGAAGATGACATAGAATACGTAGAAAGAGAAATAGGAAATATAACAATAAGCGCAGCTAAAGCAAAAAGACTAGGAATACCCGACGCTGATAGACATAGTTTAACAAGAGAACAATTAACAGCCTTTGAAACAAACTCAGGGCAATACGAAGTAAGAAATGGGAAAACATTTTTAGTAAAAAATAACACAGAAGAAGAAAAAAATGCGCCCTTAGAAGTTATTAAAATAGGAAATTCAAATGTAAATAAAGTAATTGGAGATTTAACAGATAGAACATTTATAGAAAAAATAGCTACAGTAGGATTAACACCATCTACAATTTTAGGAAATACAATAACAGCTGGGATAGAATTATTTTCAGGAAAAGAATACGGAAGAACTAGCGCAGCTGACTTAGCAGAAACATATTTCGGTAAAGCTATGGGAACAACTATAGCATTAGGGGGAGCAGTATTCATCGGGGGAACACTACACTTAGTAGGAAGCGTTGCATTATTATTCGGAGTAAATAGCTTTGCATTAGAACCTAGTGAGTTAGCGACGTGGGCAGCAGTAGATAATATAGCTAGTGCTACGTCTTTTCAAATGAACCAACTATCTTATGGAATAAATCAGGGTCTTATTACTCCTGATAAAGCAGAAGCGTTAGTAACACTAGCATACAAAAATATTAAAATGGCAAGAGACTATGTAGAATTAACAACACGTTATAATCCTAAACTATGGCCTGCAGAAGAAATTTTACTGCAGGGAATAGACACAGCTAAAGACACCGTAGATGTCTTAGTTTTAAAAATGGGAACTTAAAATTGAAAGGGGGTCAATAAAAATGGATGAAAATGAAAAAAAACTTACAAAGGAAGAACTTAGGGCACAGAGGGAAGCGGACGAAGATGCGAGGCTCCTTAAGATTAATGAGGCTGCAGATAGATTGGAAATTGCTACCGAAGAAGCGAGGAAATACGGAGTAACTGAAGCAGGACAAGCCACAGAAGAAAAGGGAGAAACTCAAGCAGAATACGCTGAGCGTATATCATCGGGACTTTAAAATGGCAATAGAAGATAAAGAAACAGGCGTAAAAATAGGAACTCCCTTAGAGGCAGCGTGGACAGAAATCTTAGAAGCACAAGTAAAAGCAAAACTAAGTGCAGAAATTAACGGAGAAATCGCAGAACTTCTAATTGAATTATCTAATAAAAAGATAAAAGAGAATAAACTTGTGTAGATATCCTAAATTCAATTTAACCGATATATTTAAATACTTTATTATTAGCCATAATTTATGGCAAATGAGTGCACACTAATGGTCGAGACAGAACTTCCTATTAATTTTAAATGTGCAGATGGGACAGCAATACCAAAAGGAACAGTTTTAGAGCTTACTGAAAGTATGACAGCTATCGCAGTTTCAGGAACTACTAAAATGATAGCAGGAATTGCAGCAGAAGAAAAAATTGCAAATGATGGTAAAACTTCTATTAAAGTTTATATGGGCGGAATATTCAAAGGCGTAGCTAAAGCAGCTATATTAATCGGAGCCCCTTTAATGTCTGGAGCAACAGACTTAGGAAGATTAACAACTCAAACTACATCTACAGGAGCAACAGGATTAGGTTATGCTTTAGAAGCTCCAAATGCAGACGGACAAACTTTCTTATTTAAATTAAATATTGGGGCATCAATTAGTTAAATGGCAGACATAGCAGGCGAAGCAGACATAAGGGGAATTGATATTGATAAGCTAGCAAAAGGTTATGCAGACTTAGAACCAAATGTGCTTAAAAGTTTCTTAGGAAGTAGTAAAGCTGGAGCAAGAGAATTAAGATGGTATCAAAAAACCTCAGGATTTATAGACACTGCAACAACTAATGACACTGCAGGAACATTAATATCCAACACCTCAGGCGGAAGACCATTTATAGCAGAGCAAAGCTGGACTAGACATACAAGTTATATTAAAGAGTTCTTCGTAGAAAGTCCTATGTTATCAAATTCAGATTTAAAGGATAATGATGTAGATTTACTTACTACAACAATTAGAGATTTAGTAAGGTCTGTTCAAAGAAAAGTAGGCCTTAGGATGTTTGAAATTCTATTTAATTGCTCAGCAGCTACACCAACTCAACCACTAACAGCAGCTACAACTGTTCAAACTACAGCTTCAACTGATGGCTGGGACCAAGTAGCAACAGCTAACCCTATCTTAGATATTCTTAATGGTCAAATGATGATTAGACAAAAAGGATATGATGCAAACAAAGCAGTTATAGCTATGAATTCAATAGAACACAAATTTTTAATATCATATTTAATCAATGTTAAAGGTTCAAGTATTCCTAGTTTCTCAAGTGAAAAATTAAGAACAGGAGTAGTTATGGAAATCTTAGGAAACAGCGTAATAGTAGATGAAATATTTACAACTGATTGGGTTTATCAGTGGGTGCCTACAAGAGCAGCTACTTGGAAATCTTTTACACCAATAACATCTGCAAAGATAGTAGAGCCTTTAATTGGAGTTAAGATTAGAGTAAAAGAAGAGGGAGAGTTATTACTTCACGACCCAAACGCAGTCCACGTTATTTCTGATACTATAGGGTAAAATTTAAAATGACTAAAAAAAATAGAGAAATCGCATATAAACATTTTAGAGACTTAGAGGCTAATTACGAAGCACTACCTCATTTAGATAGAGGTATGACCGCAACTAGTGTAATAAGAGAAACAGCTAAAAAGAACGCTGATGCTTTACTTAAAAGAAATCCTGAATTAGAAGCGCCTATTCAAGAAACTAAATCTAAGGGGAAGAACTAATGCCCGCAAATGAGAAAGACCTAACTCAGACTAAATTTGCAGTAACTAATTTTGTAGAAAGTTATACTTTTGATGCTAACGCAACATCCGTCCTTATTGTTAATGACGTTGTAGCTACTTTAATTAGAGACTTAGCAGAAAAAGGAATTATAAATCCATCGGGGACTTTCGCAGCTTAAAATGAGTGTTGGAGATATTACCTCAACTTCTGTAGAATACGCTACTATGGCTTTATTAAATACAGCTTTAACAGCTGAGAGCACAGGAGCCGCAGCATAAAGTTTATTAACTTTAATTCTCTATATTTCTATGACAAATACTATAGGTGAGAAAGAACTAAAAACTGATTGGCCTATTGAAGAGGGTTTAACAGCTAAAACACAGACGCAGACAGGAAGAAAAACAGACTTAATAGCTCAGGGAAAACTAGGAATTAAAACAATCGTATTACAACGAGATAAGGAGTTAATGTAAAATGGCAAGACATCAAAGCGCAGATAGTATTATAAGAAACACTAGGCAAGCTGAAAGATTTGTAGAAACTCACCCCCACATAGAAAACAGCGGTATGGTATTACCAAATAATTCTGGAGAACACATTAAAGGACTTAAAAGAGAAGTGCCTTTAAATGACTATGATATTACAAATAAAAAATATGTAGATGATGCAGTAGCAGGAGCAGGGGGAATACCCGACCCAGTGACTTCTGATATTA